CTGAAACCAGTGAACGACTAATAAAATACTTAATCAAACACAAACACTGGAGTCCTTTGGAAATGGTCAATGTTTGTTTAGAAATCAACACAACTAGAGATATTGCTCATCAAATTGTTCGCCATCGATCTTTTAGTTTTCAAGAATTCAGTCAAAGATATGCTGAACCAAAAGAAATGGGAGACCAGTTTGTTATTAGAGAAGCAAGATTGCAAGACACAAAAAATAGACAGAATTCAGTTGAAACAACTGATCATGAGCTAATTGCAGAATGGAAAACATTACAAGAAGATATAATTTCTCATGCACAACGTGTCTATGAATGGGCAATTGAAAATGGTATAGCCAAAGAACAGGCTCGAGTAGTATTGCCTGAAGGATTAACTAAAACAAGATTATATATGAATGGCACATTAAGAAGTTGGGTACATTATATTGAGTTGCGTGGAGAAAATGGAACTCAAAAAGAGCATATGGATATCGCTCATGCTTGTGCTAAAGTTATAACAGAAATTTTCCCACTTGCAAAAAACATAACAGTATAATATAGTAGTAGTATGGCAACAGTTTACACAGACGATTTACAAAAATTATTTTTAGAATTTATGATTACAGACAGCGAATTGTTTGTAAGATGTAGAAATATTATAGATCCAAAGTATTTTAGTAAGAAGTATTTTGATACAGTAGAAATGTTTGTTGACTATGCTGAACAATACAAGTCATTACCTACAGTTGATCAAGTAAAAGCCAAATGTGAAATAGAATTAAAGCCAGTACCTGATTTAGATGACAACCAACGCAACTGGTTTTTAGATGAGTTTGAAACTTTCTGTAGACACAAAGCATTAGAAAAAGCAATTATCGAAAGTGCTGATCTTTTAGAAAAGTCCGAATATGGTACTGTAGAAGACAAAATTAAACAAGCAGTGCGTATAGGTTTAACTAAAGATCTAGGCACAGACTATTTTGAAGATCCAAGATTAAGACTAATGAAACTCAAAGATAACAATGGTCAGATATCCACTGGATGGAAAATGCTAGACAAAAAGTTATATGGTGGATTTAATAGAGGAGAACTTAACATATTTGCCGGAAGTTCTGGTGCTGGTAAGAGTTTGTTTTTGCAAAATCTTGCTATCAATTGGATAGAGCAAGGACTAAATGTCATCTACTTTACATTCGAATTAAGTGAAGAACTTAGTGCAATGAGAGTCGACTCTATGGTAACTGAAGTTCCTACAAATGAAATTTTTAAAAAAATTGATGATGTTGAAGTTGCTGTCAAAATGTATAAAACCAAACACGGAGGAAATTTCCAAATCAAATACATGCCATCTGGGTCAAATACAAATGATTTAAGAACATATGTCAAAGAGTTTGCAATTCAGAAAGGTGTAATGCCGGACATAGTACTAGTAGATTATTTAGACTTGATGTTTCCATTAAACAAGAAAATTTCTCCTGGAGATATGTTTATCAAAGACAAATTTGTATCTGAAGAACTTAGAAATTTTGCTGTGGAGCAACAGATAGTTTTGGTAACTGCATCTCAGCTGAACAGAGGAGCAATTGAAGAAGTAGAATACGATCAAAGCCATATTGCTGGCGGTATATCTAAAATTAACACAGCAGACAATCTAATTGGTATTTTTACAAGCAGAGCCATGCGTGAAAGAGGACGGTATCAGATTCAGCTTATTAAAACAAGAAGTTCGGGCGGTGTAGGATCTAAAATTGATTTAGCATTTGATGTTGATAGATTAAGAATTACAGATCTTGATGAAGATGACCAAGGATATGAATCATTACCAAGCTCTGAATCAGCACTTGCAACTATAAAAAAGAGAACAGCAACAGTACAAGACAACAAAAATTCAAACACTGTAGTAGCAGAAAAAACTGAATTTAGCAAAGGATTACGTGATATAATTAGGTCTCAAAGCCAGGTTTTCGATGATACAGAATAAAACACATAGAAATCTGTTTGTTTTTTATATAAATATTAATGAGGCAAGATTATGAAAAAAAACACACGTTCAATACTAGATGAAATTAGCAGAGTTGTACCTAGTACAGACATAAATTCTATTGTAGAAACTCGTGCTAACCATGTTATTACCTCAGCAATTAACATTACTAAAATGATTTATGAATCATATGATGAAACAGTAGCAGACGACTTAGTAAAAAGATTTATAAACAGTATTAAAACACAAGATTTTAGAAAGTTTGAGCGTGGTATAAAAAAGTTGAACGAGTCCAATGAAAGCTAATGATCTACTTGTCGAAAACACCAATCTTCATTTAACACATCTTGAAGATCTAGCACTGTTTCAAGGAAAAACAGGTGCATTACGAGCCTTAGACTTTTTAAAAAATTTAACTGAATTAGCCAAATCAAGTAGTCCTAAAAAATTTAATGTCACTATCAAGTGGGATGGATCACCTGCAATTTTTTGTGGAACAGATCCTAGCGATGGAAAGTTTTTTGTAGGTACAAAAGCAGTTTTTAATAAAGATGCCAAGCTCAATAAAAGCATCAAAGACATTGATACAAATCATGCTGATACTACAAAGCAAGGTGAAGTACAAGACAAAAGCGGACTGAGAGAAAAGTTAAAAGTTGCATTTACAGAATTATCTAAATTAGGAATCAAAAATGTATTACAAGGTGATTTGCTTTTTACAAAGAATGACCTTAAAACAATCAACTACAAAGGCGAGTCATACATAGCATTCAAACCTAACACAATTACGTATGCTGTGCCAACATCAAGCAACATTGCCAAAGATATACAACAAGCAGAAATTGGAATAGTGTTTCACACAAGTTACTCTGGAACATCATTGGAAGAAATGTCTGCAAGTTTTGATGTTGATGTATCTGATCTTAACAAAGTCTCAAGTGTATGGTTTGACGATGCTTATATTAAAGATTTTACAGGCGTAGTAAATTTAACAACAGGAGAGTATCAAGCAGTACAAAATGCTATTCAAGATGCTGAAAAGTATTTGAGTCAATCCGGAGATGTTTTTAGTTGGATTGAATCCACAGGTATTCCTGCTAAAAAGTTAAAAGAGTTAATTCACGCAAATCATAATAAAATGGTGAGAGCTGGGTCAATTGAACAAGATCCTGCAAACTTTTTTAATGGATTTGCAAACGACTATGAGCAAAGAATTGAAAAAGAAATTGAAAATTTAAAAACAGGTAGAGAAGGACCAGCCGGACAAAGAAAATTAGTAGCATTAGAACAATGGAAAAATAATTATTTTGCAAACAAAGATAAAATTCAAGCATGGTATAGTTTATGGCTAAAACTAACAGCAATCAAAAATACACTCTATCAAAAACTAAAAAACATTAAAGCCATTGATGCTTTTGATCAAAACGGCGAAGAATATGTTGTTAGAGATCAAGAAGGTTTTGTTGCAGTAGATCATGTTGGTAATGCAGTTAAAATTATTGACAGATTAGATTTTTCAAGAAAGAATTTTGCTAAAGAAGGACTAAATTTAAATTTATTAAATCAACTCACTGAAAGTCGTGCATTTAGAACAAGACAAGATATAGGCCAACACACAGCATCGCAAGTTGGTGAACTTGTATATACATATATTTTATCTTTATTGGTTATGTATTATGAATACAAATACAAAAAAATGTCACAACAATATTCCAGTAGAACTTTAAGTTATAATAATTTTGATTTTTTTAGAACAAATGGAACTGATTTATATTTGTTAACACATAGTCTTTTTGGAACTGGATCAATTGTGCAGTTTGCTGATGAGGTAGCAAGTAAAAAATATATAGAAAGATTAAGTAAAAACTCTTTTACTTTGAAACAAATTTTAGTTGAACTTAAAAATGATTCATTAAAAGATGTTCCAAGATTTTTAATTCGACTTGAAAAAGAATTGTCAATATCAAACTCTAAACTTAAAAAATCTAGAAGATTAATTAGTGACTATAGAAAGTTAAAGCAAAAAGAAAAGTATAATGTAATTATACATTTGCAACAATCACTTCGAAACCGTGCACCACGTAGTGAACTATACAGTATTTTACAAGATATGATTAAAGAAAGACAGTTAGCAGACAAGTATAGGTCTCAACAAAATTTACCAAAAAGAGTTGCCACCGGGGCAAAAACTAGTTAATATGTATTCGTACAATTCGTTAAAAAACACCTATATTCAGCTGTCTGAGTCTTTAGAAATTTATAAATTATGCACAACAATTCCTTTATCATATAACGAAGTTACAGAAACAGATAGTGAAAAAGATTTTGATCATGTTAAACAGTTAATACTAATGTATGATAAAATACTGTTTTTTACACAACCAACACAGTCTTTGAAACACAAAAATTGCTATGAGTTTATATTTGGTGTGTCACATGTGAATTTATTTGCATACAAAAAAAATGAAGTAGGAATATTACAAAATCGGTTAGATGATTTGATTTTGTTTGGTGGAATATTAAATACAAAAGGAGTAAATACAAATACATGGATTTACAAATTTAAGGAGTAATAATGGAGCAAAAAACCAATCAGATACCAGAATCAAATCAACATAGTAGTTTAGAAGCTTCAAATCTTGAAGTTCATGTGGCTTTGAGTCGTGAAAGACACGAAGAAATTAATGCACGGTTTGATCGTGCTGAAGCACACATGGATAAAATTGAAGAAAAAATGGAAAAAGGTTTTAGCAAAATTGAAAAAATAATCATGTGGACTGCTGGTACTATGTTTTTTACTCTAATGACTATACTATTAACAACAGTGTTTGGAAGAGTTGTCTAAATGAAAATATTTGAGATTATTGAAAGTACTCCACAAATATACGGAAAATACAAACAGAGTGTAAAACGAAAGTATAGATGTCAAAGTGGTCCAAGAAAAGGAAGAATAGTTGCTGACCCAAGCACTTGTTCAGCACCACTTAATATCAAAAAAAGACAAAGCATGAAAGCCACTCGAGCCAAATTGGGTGGAATACAAAAACAAAGAAGTTCTTTGACTAAAAAATATAACCCTTCTAGCAAAATTGCTAGAAAGTTAAATTTACAAGTTAAAAAATCTAGAAAAGCCAAACCAAGGATATTGAAAAAATAATGTTAATCAGTGATTTAATTGATGTAACTGAAGCCAAAATGATATTTGGTAGAACCGGTAAAAAGGTTGTTAAAAAATATCGTTGTAGTTTTGGCCGTAAAAAAGGAAGAATAGTTTCAAATCCAAGTGTATGCTCTGCGCCTTTAGATATTAAAAAACGTATGACTATGAAAAAAATGAAAGCCAGAATGGGTGCTAGATTACAAAGAAAAATTAAATTTACAAAAAAATACAATGCGGCATCTAGAAGAGTAGCCGCTTTGAACAAAGCCAGAAGATAATAAACATGTCAGATTTTAAAAAAGATATTCAAAAACTTGCTGAAGACTTAGACAAAAAACAATTAATAAGTCAAAAAATCAGTAGACTTACCGGATATCCTGAAAAGCAAATTCTTGATAAACTATCAACATTAAGTTTAGGGGATTATTTGAACTTGATTTCTAGCACAAAATCAAGTAATATAGAACATATAAAAGATATATTAGACATGGAAAGTACTGGCAATGAAAACAGCATATAGCACAAGCAAACAAAACAAAGATAAACCTTACCCACAATATTCAACTGCTAGAGAGGCATTAGAGCATTTTAAATTTGCTATGGTATTGTATAGACATAATCGTTTACCTGAAAGTTATATTCAACATATTAAAAATGAGATTTCTAGATTTGAACAACTCAAAGATGATAACAAACAAAGAATTCATCAAACCAAAGCCGCACTATCCAAAATTGATTCATTAGTTGAAACTGCTGTCAAAAGAAATATAAACAACAAAGATTTTACCACAGCACTCACAACAACCAAAGTTGATGATGGTGTTATAATTGACAAGTATTTGATAAAATTTGATGATTATGAGATACTGTATAACATCACTGATTTACAAGCAAACAAAAAAGTGTATTATAACATATATCTCTATGAAATAGCATACTTACTGGTGTTAAATTCAATAGAAGGATTAACAAAGTCTGCTCCTCAGAATAAAGAATTATTGTCACAAAATACTCAATATGAGCAAGTGTCTAACTCTATTAAAGAACTCAGACACAAGTTACATGATAAAAACACAGAAGAATCTGAAATATTAACAACAAAATCACTAATAAATAAGCTAAAAGACCAGATTAAAGTGATTAAACAAGTGGTTAATGCACAATACAAACACAAGATAAATGCCAATCAAGCATAAATAAAAATGTTATGAAATTAAATGATCTACAAACACAATATGAATCTAAAATTTCCAGAATAAATCGCTGGTTAGAAGAAACATACGGCTTTAAAGTATTTGACCAAGTAGAAGTTGAAAAACTATATCAAGTCAAATCAGAACTAGATGCACAAAGAGAGCAACTTAAACACAGCTTGCCTTTTAATTCGTATCATCAACATCCTGAGTATGCTAAAAACATTTTACTCAGTGAAGCAATTGTACTAATGATAGGACAAGTGCCAGATGAAATGGTTGATCAGATGAAGAATAAAGATAATGACAACTGTGGTTGCGGTGAAACACCGTGCGGTTGCGGAAATGCACATGGCGAAGAATCACCAATATCAGGTGATGAAGAAATGGGCGAAAGCACAGAAGTTGTTAAAGAAGCTGATGATTTAGAAAAAGCAGAAACAGTTTTAGCAAGTCAGCAATTAGTAGATGAATTTCAAGGAATGATTGAAGACCTAGGTAAAATGCAAAACGAAACACTAGGTGCAATTGTTGACAAAATGACATACGAATTTGGTGCAGATGCGGCATCACAGTTTAACACTGCAATGAACGATACACTTTCAGCAATGCTAGACAGTGCTAGACAAGCCAAAGAACAAGCACAAAACGAAGTATTAAAAATTCAAGGTGAACAGCCAGCTTCAACAATGGATACTGATGATGCAACAGATGATGTTGATGATTTAGATCTTGATGGACAGGATTCACTAGAATTAGATTCTCCAGACAGTGATCAAAAAACTGCTGGTGATGATTCAGCATCAGGTCCGGTAGATGAACCACTTGGCAGAGCCAAGAAATCATAATGCGTATCAACGAAATTACTGAAAACTATGTAGATAAACTCCAGGCAGATGTTATGAATCTGTTAATGAGTATGTTGGCATCAGGAGAAACTGAAATACCAACTGACAGTCTAGTTAAAGAATTAAATCAATTAGGCTATAGTGTGACTCCCAATTCTTTAGCAGATGTTGTAAAAAATATGAAACTGGTTAAAAGTATTAATCAAGACAAGATTGTTTTACAACAAGATCATAACTTGACACAATATTCAAAAGATGCTACAATGGATAATGAAAAAACAGTTTCAAAACTGGCTAAAAAAACCATTGATAGAGATCTTTAAAAGTGTCATTACTAGTAGAAAAATTTCCATATAAAAATTTTAAAAGAACCACAATAGAAGGTAAAAGATATTACGTAGGTGAGGATAATAATCCAGTACCAAGTGTAACTACAATTCTGAGTGCTACCAAAGATATGACAGCACTCAATCAGTGGAAGAAGCGAGTAGGACAAGCAGAAGCACAGCGTATTGTGACTGAGTCAGCAAACTTAGGAACAGTTACTCATCAGCATTTAGAAAATTACATCACCGGCGAACCTCGCCCCACCGGCGGAAATCTTGTTTACCAACAAGCCAAGCAACTCAGTGATATTATTATTGAAAATGGAATGAAGGACATAAACGAAGTATGGGGTATTGAACAGCATCTTTGTTTTCCTAATTTATATGCCGGCACAGCAGATATGGTATGTGTCTATAAAGGTCAGCCTGTTATTGGCGATTTTAAAACTTCTAGAAAAGTTAAAAAACGTGAATGGATTGAAGATTATTTTATGCAATGTGCCGCTTATGCGTTAGCACACAATGAAGTGTATGGCACAGATATTCAAGCCGGCGTAATTTTTATTGTGTCACACAGCGGTGAATACCAGCAGTTTTTAGTAGAAAAAAGCGAATTTAACCGTTATATAGACATGTGGCTTGACAAAGTAGAACAGTTTTACAAAATCGCTAAATAGTAATGTTAAGGTAAAAACAAATGACTACTACATATGTAAGATTAAAAAACAGAAGAGGAAACAAAGCTGATCTGCCAACACCTCTTGCTGAAGGTGAACTAGGGTTTGCTCTTGATACTAGAGAGCTGTATATTGGCGGTGGAAATCAAGATTCTAAGAATCGTATGGTGCAGGTTAATAATTTTTTAAATGCACAAAATCATACACAGAGCGATATTAATACTAGATTAGTTGTTTTTAAACTTGCTGAAACTGAAAGTGTTGTTGGTGATGGTACAAATTCAAATTTGTCTATTCTGAATTCTAACACACCACTTTCACTGCCAAGTACAAAATCAACACCAGTACTTGCCGAAAATGTAGTGGTTACTAAATTTAATATCAATAATATTCCAGAAACGATTAGTAATACAATTTACACTGTTAGTACCGCCGGAACAGACTTACATATTGATTTAACATCAACTAGTATTCCTGAAGCTAATTCGGTAATAGTAGTGTCAAAATGGACTACTGATGAAATTGTATCAGAAATTGCTAATGCAGTGCCTTCAATTGAAACAGATCAATCATCTGCTAACAACCAACTGTATATTGATTTAACCACAGGCACTGGTTGGATTGATGTTGGTGCTACCGGCAACCAGGCCAGTGTAATCAGTGCTGTATCAAATTTGGATATCATTGCATCAGCCGATACTAATACCAATTTAAATATTTTAGGATCTATTTCAGATTTACCTTACAGTAGTAGATCAATTGAAGTTGATGGAAATCTTTTAGTTGATCTAGATTCACCACAACAGGCAGTAAATCTTGTGACATTTTTAAATGCTTCACAAGGAGTCAATGAGTCTACGGTTGCTAATAATATTAAAATTTTTACACAAGATTCAAGACCATCTTTTGAAAACAACGTTTTTGTTAATGAAAATTCTTTATTAAAATTAACTGCCACTGCTAACGCAACAACCAATTTGATTTCCTTTGATGTGTCTGATACGGATACAATGTTTTTTGACTACAGTATTCAGTTTGGATCAGACAAATCAATAGGAACAATGAGAGTAATTACAGACGGTTCAACTGTGTCATTTGTTGATGACAGAACAGATATCAATGACACATCAGATATAACTTTCAATTCAAGAATAAGTGGTACTACAATTATTGTTGAGGCAATAAATGCAAACGTAACCACAGATGCTAGAATAAGTTACATATTAAAACGCTGGTTAACTTCATAAATCTGTAGATAATTATTTTTTATCCACACGATTATTGATAAATTACTCAGAAAAATTGTTGACAATGGCGCTGGATAGCTGTACAATTAAAAATAAGGAATTGAGCTAATAATGAACAAAGAAAAAGAACTATATATTGTTAAAAGAGACGGTCGTAAAGAGTTTCTTGATATTAATAAAATCCACAAAATGACAGAAGCCGCATGTGAAGGCTTATCAGGAGTATCATCTTCTCAGGTTGAAATGAACTCCGGATTACAATTCACAGATGGAATGACAACGGATGAGATTCAAGAAATCTTAGTTAAATCTGCAAACGATTTAATTGACTTGCAAAATCCAAATTATCAATATGTAGCGGCAAGATTGTTGCTTTTTAGTTTGCAGAAACATGTGTTTGGTAAATTTATGCCTACTGAAGGTCATGTACCTTTGAGATATTTTGTAGCAACAAACATTGAAAGAGGTGTATATGACAAATCAATTTTATCTAAATACACAGACGATGAGTGGAACAAAATTAACAGTTATATCAAACACGAAAGAGATTTAAATTTTACCTATGCTGGTTTAAGACAGGTAGTAGACAAGTATCTTGTACAAGATCGTAGTTCTGGTAAAATATACGAAACACCACAATACATGTATATGATGATTGCAGTAACATTATTTGCTGATTATCCGGTTGATCAGAGACTACGATATATCAAAAAATACTACAATGCTATTAGTCAATTTAAAATTAATATTCCTACTCCGGTAATGTCAGGTGTTAGAACACCAATGAGGCAATTTGCTAGTTGTGTTTTAGTTGAGGTTGATGACACATTACCATCAATTTTTTCTAGTGACATGGCCATAGGTAGATATATTGCACAAAGAGCCGGTATTGGAATCAACGCCGGAAGAATTCGAGGTATTAACTCTAAGATCCGAGGAGGTGAAGTAGCACATACTGGTGTGGTACCATTCTTAAAAAAGTTTGAAGCCACAGTAAGATGTTGCACACAAAATGGTGTACGTGGTGGTAGTGCTACTGTTCACTTTCCAATATGGCATCAAGAGATACAAGACATTTTAGTTTTAAAAAACAACAAAGGCACAGAAGATAATAGAGTTAGAAAACTAGACTATTCAATTCAACTCAGTAAATTATTTTATGAAAGATTTTTAGAAGGCGGAGACATCACATTGTTCTCGCCGCATGATGTACCAGATTTATATGATGCTTTTGGTACTCCAGAATTTGACGAGCTGTATTGCAAATATGAACGTAGCAAAAAAATTGATAAAAAAACTATACCAGCACAAGAACTATTTGGTGACCTTTTAAAAGAAAGAGCAGAAACAGGTCGTATCTATATTATGAATATTGATCATGCTAACTCGCATAGCAGTTTCCAAGACAAAGTAAACATGTCAAATCTTTGCCAAGAAATTACTTTACCCACAGTTCCGGTACAACACATTGACGGAGATGGTGAGATTGCATTATGTATTTTAAGTGCAATCAATGTAGGAACTCTAAAAGATTTATCTGAACTGGAAGAGCTGTGTGATTTGGCTGTAAGAGCTTTAGATGAAATTATTGACTATCAACAGTATCCGGTAAAAGCCGCAGAAATTTCTACAAAAGCCAGACGTAGTTTGGGTGTTGGTTATATTGGCCTAGCACACTATCTTGCTAAAAATCAAGTCAAATACAGTGATGCTGAAGCACTACCTGTAGTGCATGAGCTTACAGAAGCATTCCAGTATTATTTGATCAAAGCATCATCAGAGTTGGCTAAAGAAAAAGGCAAATGCGAATATTTTGATAGAACCAAATATGCATTGGGTCAAATGCCAATTGACCATTACAAAAAAGAATTAGATGAACTTTGTAATACCAAATTAAAACTAGATTGGAAAAGTCTTAGAAAACAAGTAGCAGAAACAGGTCTAAGAAATTCTACTCTAAGTGCTCAGATGCCTTCTGAAAGCTCAAGTGTTGTATCAAATGCAACAAACGGAATTGAACCACCTAGAGGATATTTGTCAGTTAAAAAATCCAAAAAAGGACCTTTAAAACAAATAGTTCCTGATTATGCTAGACTAAAAAACTTTTATACACTGCTTTGGGACATGCCATCAAACGATGGGTATATAAACATTGTATCTGTGATGCAGAAGTTTTTTGATCAAGCCATTTCGGGTAACTGGAGTTATAATCCTACGCACTTTGAAAACAACGAAGTTCCTATGAGTGTGATGTTTAAAGATTTGCTTACAACTTATAAACTAGGATGGAAGACAAGCTATTATCAAAACACATACGATTTTAAAACTGACGCCAGTGTTGAAGTTGAAGAAACACCAATACAGAATGCGGCAGACGAATTTGCAGAAAATCCTCAGTCAGAAGCAAACGTGAATGTAGAAATAGAAACAGATGATGCATCATGTGATGCTTGTGAGATATAAATAAACGCTATGAGTAAAACCATTTTTAACAGAAAAGATGTTGACTTTACTAAAGAGCCTATGTTCTTTGGTGAAGACCAGAATGTACAAAGATATGATATTTTTAAATATCCAGCATTAGACAAACTCAATCAAACAATGTTGGGATATTTTTGGAGACCAGAAGAAGTGAGTCTACAAAAGGACAGATCAGATTATGCTAATTTTCGTCCGGAACAAAAACACATATTCACATCTAATTTAAAATATCAAACATTACTAGACAGTGTACAAGGCAGAGGACCGTGTTTGAGTTTTTTACCTTATGTATCAAATCCAGAACTAGAAGGTTGTATAATCACTTGGGATTTCTTTGAAACAATTCATTCACGTAGTTATACACATATCATGAAAAATGTGTATGCTGATCCTAGTGAAGTGTTTGACACAATTCTTAATGATGAGCAGATTATCAAAAGAGCTATTTCTGTAACTGAAAACTATGACAAGTTTAGCAAAATGGCAGAAGATTATTTTGTCAAAGGCAAAGGCGATATCAAAGAAGTTAAAAAACAGTTGTACCTTGCTATGGTTAATGTAAACATACTTGAAGGTTTGAGATTCTATGTGTCATTTGCTTGTACGTTTGCGTTTGGTGAATTAAAACTGATGGAAGGTTCAGCAAAAATTATTTCGTTAATTGCTAGAGATGAATCACAACATTTGGCACTGTCAACACACATTATTAAAAACTGGCAACAGGGTGATGATTCAGAAATGAAAAAAATTGTCAATGAAAACAACGACACAGTGTACAACATGTACAAGCTCTGTGTTGAAGAAGAAAAAGCCTGGGCACGACATCTTATGAAAGACGGTTCTATTATTGGTCTTAACGAAACTTTATTAGACAGATATGTAGAGTTTATTGCAAACAAAAGATTAAAAGCAATTGGTCTTGATCCAATTTTTGATCAGCCAGTAACACAAAATCCATTACCATGGACACAGCATTGGTTAAGCAGTGCTGGATTACAAGTTGCACCACAAGAAACTGAAGTAGAGAGTTACATTGTTGGTGGTGTCAAGCAAGATGTAACTAAAGATACATTCAAAGGCTTCAAACTCTAATGTATCTGGAATGGATAAAAATCTCAGAACAGCAAGAACTTGATTCTATACGTGAAGCAAGAAAACAAACAAGAAAAACTAAACATATGCAGAAACGCAAAGGCAGGATTGATCCAAGAACAAATCGTCCTGGGAAAAGGAAATAACTATGATATCAAAAATTTATAACAATAATGAAATAGTTACAATAAAACTAGGTTCCGGCGAAGAAATTATTACAAAAGTTGTTGATGATAACGGTCAAGCAATGATAATTTCAAAACCTATTGTGCTAGTGGTAACACCAAAAGGTGCCGCTATGACACAATTTTTAATGATGCAAGACATGAACGAAACAGTTGAGCTTTCAAAATCTCAAATTGTTTGCATTACAAAAGCAAACAAAACAGCATCAGATCAATACATACAGACTACAACAGGAATTAAGCCAGCAGTGTCTATTCCTACTCCAGAACAAAACTGGGGACCATCTTTTGAAAACAAAGTCAGTACTTAAAACAGTACATAAATAACTGTATGCCAGCAGTAGCAAGATTAGGTGACACATGTACAGGACACGGATGTTTTCCGCCTAGAGCCAACACAGGTTCAAGTCCAAATGTGTTTGCTGATAATATACTAGTTCATAGACAAAGTGATGCATGGGCAACCCATTGTTGTGTAGTTTGTCATGCTAGTTCGTTGGCCGCAGGATCAGGTTCGGTATTTGCTAACAATTTACAGCTTGGTAGAGTTGGAGATCCTGTTGCATGTGGCAGTTCAGTAGCCACAGGTTCAGGTACAGTTTTTGCAGGAGGGTAATAATGGTAAGAAGAACAATATCAGGAATTGGATTTGATAATTTTAATTTTCCAACAGACATCACTGCTGTCACAACACCATTGACTGATGTACAAGCAGATCTAATAAACACCGGTGCCCTTGATCAAGTTCAATATACAGATCCTTTTGGTAGAACGTCAACTGCTTACAAAGGGTTTCAAAATCCTCATGCACAGCAAGTTTCAGAAATTGCAAGTTTATTAAATGATTCTAAAAAAGATTTACCAGATGGCTGGAATGCTCCTTATGGTTCACGAACTCCGGTACCGGCTTCGGTTTTAGGTACAAGTTCAGATCGTGTGCTAACAGATGCTGAAATCAATGATATTAATTTTGTTGATGATGTGTTGAAAGATTTTACGTATCTAACTAATAGACAAAGCGGAATGGATATTGCAGAGCAGTTGACATCACCATGGTCTATGTTTGGTAATTCAGCATATGGATCTGTTTATTCTTTACCAACTACACCAGGGTTTCCAGGAGGAGTTTCTGTACCAAACATTGGCGGTCTTTTAAGTGCCAGCTCAGCAGTTAATAGACTGGCAACACATTTAACCAATGTGCCAGATACAGGGCCTTGTGCTTTGATTGGCGATGTTATGGAAGCCTTAATGAAAGGTGCAGAAATACTTGCACAAATTCTTAACAAACTCAAAGAAGTATTAGGTTTTCTAGCAAAAATTTTAGGAATATTGGCTCTTGTAAAGTTATTAGCAGATCTAATGAAAAGAAATTTAGAAAATATTGGTAAAACTATAGAAATGCTAAAACAGTTAGCATTGGCTGGTTTGTTAGAACAATTGATGAAAGATCCATGCATGAGATATATCATTGAATCTGTAATTTTAACAGCAGGCACGGTAGAAATATTAAAAAGAACCAATATTTAATTGACAAATCCTTAAATAGTCGTATAATTACAATTACAATGTTGAAGTTGTCATAATAGATTATGCGGACCTCGGGGCAGTACCGAGCAGGTCCACCATAAACACATGGGAGTAGCAAATGCAAGGAACAAATAGACTACCACGCAAACCCATGACAAGTGGTGATGAATACGATGTGTTAACCAAAGCACGAAAGTTTTATTGTTATACACAAAGACCCAAAGTTTGTAAAAAGGTCAAGAAAGCATATAACAAAAAAGAACGCAAATGGTTAGATCGTGTGTTTATGATGGGCCTGAACTAGGATCGACGGTAATTTAAAAGGCAATGGAGTTGTTGGTAGGTGACGACCATAAATCGCACAAAACTATAAATGCAGATGAAAATCTAGCACTTGCGGCCTAATTAATTAGGCAGGCGGGGTTGGCAACTTACCTGGCAACAGAAAAGTTGCATTTAGGATTTTAAAAATATGCAAGAAATATTATCACACAGTTTTCCTAGCAAATATGAATACAACATAATTGACGGAAAACTTAAATTAAAAACCAGAACAACATATTTTAATGAAGGACAAATTTGGAAATTTAAAAACACTCGGCTAGGATATTTGTCAATTGCTAAAAATATGTCAACTAGTTTTCTTGAATTTGCACATGAACAGCAGATTTTAGAAAACTATTATGAATATGCTGAACAGATAAATCAAGATAAATCAGTTGATACTGTTTTGGCTTTTATGAGAGATCCTACTTATAGGTATGTATCTGGTTTAACAGAATACATTTGTATGAAATTTGGTAAAAGCATAGCTGACATGAAAAAGCAAGTGCTGGTTGACATTATACAAACACTGATATCTATAAATGATATAGATGAGCATACCATAGAACAAATTCATTTTTTTAGAGACATAGATTTATCCCAGGTCAAAGTTTTTATGATGGATGATAAATTATCTGATCATGATTTATTTAAATGGCTAAATCAACACGGTGTACAATTCAAAACAGATTGTGAAAAACTGCCTCGCTCCAATTCTAGCAAAGGCAATGATCTAAAATTAAAAGTTAGAAGTGTAGTTTTTGGAGTTTGTTTTAGACATCAAAACACAATTCAGCACAAGTGCATTGGTGATTATGAATTGATTAAATACTTTAAAAATAATAATCAGATTGTAAACATATGATTAAAAAAATAACACAATTTTGGAAAGATAGTTACACATCAAACCCAACTGCATTTTATATGGAAATGATCAGTGCGGTTTTTGTTATAACCGGTAGTGCTATACTAACATACACAGTGTTAGATCCAAGACCAGATATATTTGTGCCTTTTTATTTTGTAGGCAGTGTAACAGGTTTAGTTGGTGCTTATCTAAGAACATTGCCATGGGTAATGGTATTAACATCATGGTTTAGTACAATGAATTTGATTGCATTGTATCAACTTTTTATATTATAATATAGACATGTCTAGCAGTATTAACACAAAAATAAAAGAATTAATAAAAAAAATTGAATATGCTGAACAAACCAACGAAGTACCAGAAAAGCAATACAATATAATGATTGATAATTTAAATCAACTTAAGAAAAAACAAAATGAATCAGATAAAGCAACGCATTAAAAATTGGAGTGATGACTTAGGACTATTAGATGGTCATAGTCGGTTAGAATACTTGGTTGATCTAGCCAAAGAATCAACTACAATGTCTCCTGAAAAACGCATCGATGAAAGACTAGTAAGTGGATGTATTAGTAAAATTTGGGTTGATGTTCAAGTAAATGACAATCAAGTCACGGTAGAATATGACAGTGATGCTATGATTACCAAAGGTATAACTAGAATTGTGTGTGAATGTGTAAATGGTAGTACAGTTGAAGATTGTAAGGAAATTGTTCCAGACGATTTTATGGATTTAGGATTTCAACAGTTGTTGTCAGCACAACGTAGAAATGGATTAGGCAATTTAATTAGTACAATTTTGACAAGATTTGACACATTAGCGTCAAAACAAACTAGTTAAATAACACAAAGGAAGGGTGGCTGAGCGGTTGAAAGCACTGGTCTTGAAAACCAGCATAGGGGCAACTCTATCGTGGGTTCGAATCCCACCCCTTCCGCCAGAAAAAAAGAAATAAAGACTTGATCTTTTGATAAAAATTTATTAATATATACATATGACCTACTATGTGAATCAATCCTGTATTATGTGTAAACACACTGACTGTGTAGATGTGTGTCCAGTAGACTGTTTTTACGAAGGTGAAAACATGTTAGTAATCAATCCTCTTGAATGTATTGATTGTGGAGTTTGTGAACCTGAATGTCCAGTTGATGCTATCAAACCCGACAGTTTTGATGAACCTGACAAACAGCACTGGCTAGACATAAACAAAAAGTTTGGAGAACAATGGCCAAACCTAGCAGAAATTATTCCAGCTATGCCTGAAGCAGAAAAATACGCCCCAGAAAATTACAACAAAGACAAAACAGAGTTATTCTCTGAAAATCCCGGAGGAAAAAAAGATGAGTGATAAAAAATTCAGTGAAAAATGGAAAGCTGAAAGAGAAGAAAAAAGAGCCGCCAAGGCCAAAAAACTAGGAAAACAACCCGAGCCAGGACAGACAATTACACAAGCACTTTCTGGAAATCAAATAAGAATTGACTTAGAGCAATTTAAAAATAGACATTTGTTTATTGCCACACCTGCATACGGAGGTATGGTAGGCGAAGCTTATCTTAAAGCCATGGTAAAAGTTGGAATATTATTTAAAACATATGGTTTACACTTTACACTGGCCACAATTGCTAACGAAAGTTTGATCACAAGAGGTAGAAACACTCTTGTTGCTATGTTTATGAGTGATCCTAAATTCACAGACATGATGTTCATTGATGCAGATATTCATTTTGATGCAGAGTCGATTATTAAAATGTGGGCAAAGAATGTTGACTGTATTGTTGGAGCTTATCCAAAGAAAACTATTAACTGGAAAGGTATTCATAAAGCAGTAACAGAATCAAACGCTGATGAAAATGAAATGGTCAAGCATCAAGCCTCATATGTATTAAATATGAGACCTGATGAAAACGGTAGAATTCCAATGACAAACGGTTTAATTCCAGTATATGATGGTGGAACTGGATTTATGATGTTTAAAAGAGAAGTAATTCAAAAAATGATGGACAAATGGCCTGATTTACATTATAAAAATGACTTAAACACTGATCCAAAATATGATCCTTACATGTATGCATTGTTTGATACAATCATTGATCCTGATACTAGAAGATATCTATCAGAAGACTATACATTTTGTAGAAGATACCAAGAACTTGGTGGCACAATTTGGTTAGACCCAACAATCAATCTTGATCATCAAGGCGCTTATCTGTTCAAAGGAAATATTGGTAATCAATTCACAGTCGGAACACCAGTGGAGCAACCAAAAGAAGAAAATTCTTCAGATGACAAGACAGACAAATCAGAATAATAGCTCTTGGATATCATGGACAGTTCCTCCAATACTTGCATTTGATTATATCTTAAAGATAGCTTTTTTTACAGTTGGCTTACCTTGGTTGTTTGGTGTAATAATAACACCTTTGGGGTTTTTGTTTAACTTTTTGATAATAGACTTTGTTGTTTATTCCGGGTACAAAGCAAGAGGTCTGTTATGATTTATGCGCCTGTGGTGGAATTGGTAGACACGCTAGACTTAGGATCTAGTGCTTCACGGCGTGGGGGTTCGACTCCCTCCAGGCGCACCAACTGTTATGTTTAAAATACAAGATTTATATCAAATAAAAAATAAAAAAATCACACATATTCCAAAAAAGAAACACACTGTGAACTGGATAGGCGGCAGTTGTGTTTATAAGTTGCTAGTCAACAACAAATTGATTCATGTTGGAAGGTCTGACACTTGCAAAAAACATGGCGGCGCCGAAAAAACCAGAAAAGCTGTAGTACAACTGTTAGGATGGGAAGATCATAATCCAGGTATTTCCACTACAAAAATCTGGAAACAATTAAAAGAATCTTTAAATCCAGATCT